CCCGAATGGCGAAACTGGTAGACGCATGGGACTTAAAATCCCCCGCCCGTAAGGGCGTGCCGGTTCGATTCCGGCTTCGGGCACCATCTGAAATCAAGGGTTTGCGAGCGAAAGCTAATGCAAACCCTTGTTTGTTTCTGGTCCGCAATTTTGACCGTGGACCGCAATCACCTCGTTGGCGATACCTTTTTGCCTATCCGGTTGCGGATATATTGCTCTGTCATCACGACCGTCGTATGCCCAAGTTGATCTCTCGCCTGAAGAATGTCACCGGTGGATTCGGCCTTGTCGGTACCGGCTTTTGCCCGCAGATCCCTCATCTGAAATTCAGATTTCGCGACCCCGGCCGCCTCCCTGGCTAAATCGAATCTCCTGCGCAACATGGCCACCGTCATCGGTGTGCCGGTCTCCGTGACGATCAACCGTGTCGATCGGACCTTGTGTTCCGATTTTCGGGCCATGATCCTGTCTATCAAAGCCTCCAGTTCCCCCGTCACTTCAATCCGAAGCTTCGCCTTCGTCTTGCCCTGCCGAACCCATAGCTGCCCGCCCCGAATGTCTCGTTCGTCCATCAGTCTGGTGTCCGTCACGCGTTGGCTCGTCAGGTATGCAAGGTCCATCGCATCACGCAGACCGACTTCCGCTTTGTCGTAGACACGCTGAAACAGCTCGTCCTCGACGTATGTGCTCCGGCCGGTTTCCTTGTTGCCCTTGATGCCTGCGCACGGGTTCGCGAGGGCTGTGTAGCCTTTGTCCCGGGCGTAGTTCCATATTGCGCTGAGCAGAGCCTTTTCACGGTTCGCCCGGACCGGCGCCGCCTTGCGCCAGGTGAGGTACTGCCTGACGTGGAGGGGTTCGATTGTCTCCAAAGGTGCCGGCGGATCATCGAAGAAGGCGAGCAGGTTTTTGACTTCCCGTTTGTTGTCCCGTTGCGTCTGCTCGCCTTTCGTCGGAACGACGTCGACCATGTATTTCTCGGCGACGTAGCGGAAGGTGATCACCTTGGATACCAGGTCGGTCGCGGTACGATCGCGCTCGAGCTTCGCGTACTCCATGATCGCAAGGCCGTAATCACTGCCCAGCGGAATTTCCTTGCGGTCCTTTCCGCCAGTGTCGTAGTAGTAATACACCCGGCCGCTGCGCTTCTTGCGCTCACGCAGCCGGGCTATGGAACCGGGCTTGCTTGGTCTTCGTCCCATATCAGCCAGCCTTACGTGGTGTCCACACGGGTTTCTCAGCCTCAAAAACTCCAACCGCGGTCACAGCCATGGCTGTGACGCTGGGCCACCCATTCACCTTGATCGTGTGCCGGATGCCGTTTTTCTTCAGGTTCTGAATTTGCCCAGCCTTGGTTCGCGCGCCGGTGAGCTCGCAAACCTCCTCGTGGGAAAGAAACTGGATGCTCATGAGCTTCTCCTTGCCGCGCGGAGCGGCAGAAGGCGGTTATTCGGGGAACCATTCGGTGTCGTACTCGAACTGAGTGACACGTCGCGGCTCGATGCGCGGCATCGATTGCTTGAACTCATGAACAGAGCCGGGCGATCCGTTGAAGTGCTTTGCCTCGCGCACGAACACGTCTTTGTAGATCCGGATCAGGTGATCGGCCGCGTCGGCGTAAGCCTCCTCGCGATAGAAGCCAGCGACACAGATCCCGTCATCGATGAGCCAGACGGTTCGCCTCGACTGGGCCTGGGCGTTCTTGATTATCTGGTCCATCTGGTCGCGGGCGTAGATGAGCTGGTCCATGGTCAACGCAGCGACCCAGTCGTCGGTGCTGACGTGTTGCTCATGGCCGAGGAAACACTTAATTACGGGCATCGAAATATCCTCGCCCTCCGTTTATTGGTGGGCAGTTTCGTTTAATTGAGTGGGAAGTTTCTTAAACGGCTTTTTCGCGGTTACATCGCGCGAGATTGTTGGTGGGGGCCGTGTTTAATAAGGGCTAAACCAATCAATGAGGCGTGATTCATGCGAGAAGCGTTGCGGTGGTTAAACAGGATTTTGCAGTCGGTGTTTGTGGTGGCGGCGTTGCTTGCTTTCGGTACTGCATTGGCGCTCACGGTGTTGCGGCAGACTGCCTGCTGATGGGGTGGCGCCTGCCGTTCACCGGCAGGCTGTAGGTGGATTGGGGTTAGGTGAGCTGGGCGTTGAAAGCTTCGATGATCGCTAGCGCGCAGAATGTGATCGGCAAGGCGTCGGCGCTCTTGCCATCGGAAATAATCACCCAGCCGTCTTTGCGCAACGTGCAGGTCTCGTTCCCTGTCTTGATGCGTGCGATTGGCAGCCAAGGGAATGGCAGCTTTCGGTTGATCCAATACATCAGCCTCATGGCCTCGGCCCCGAATAGATGAGCCAGGCCATGTAGAGCAGGGGAAGGATCATGGCGTCACCTCCTTGGACAGTGGAGACTTCGCTCGATCAACAAGAGCCCGCCATTGCTCTGCATCGCTACGCAGCGCCTCGTTCTCTGCCTGGAGTCGGTCGATCTCCTTCTTCAGGCGCATCGCGCAGGCGTACTTCATGCCGTTGCGGGCTTCGTCGAGATCGTCCAGCAGGGCCAGGACTACGGCGGGATTGGCGGCCTCAATGAAAGCCCGGAACACGTCAGGACATTGCACGCTGTCCTGATAAGCGCTGATTGCATCGCCGTCGGCGCCGTGCCGGCCGTTGATATCAGTTGTCAGGCGAAGGGTAGAGTTGCTGTCCCACCACTTCCATTCGACGCTACCGGCAGCCTCGGCCAGCAGCTTCAGTTCGGTGTGGTCGGTCATGGCATCACCCGCTTGAACTCGACGACCCAGACCCAGGGATTCAAGTCCCAGGCACCGGAGCCGTTGATTGATGCCCATAGGTAGGCGAATTGACCAACTGTCGTCGGCCTGCCGGTCATGTTGTGATCGGCAACCATGTCGTATCGCTCCTGCGCATCTGCGAGTTGGTCGAGGTCGATGCCTTCCGCCTCGGCCTGCCCATCGCTAATGTCCTGCAACCGCTCGACGCGGACGTCGGTGATCTCCAGCAAGATGCGGCTAACCCAGCGCGGCATGTGGATCGATGGCCGGGTTTTGCCTGGTGTGATCATCGCGCAACCGGTATGCCTGATGGCTTCATCTGCTGGGTAACGGATCGGCTCGCCCTGGCTCAGCTCCCGCGGCGCGACCGAATCAAGCTGAGCATCAGCTTGCCAAGACTCGCGCACCCACAATCGGTCGCCCACCACCCCATAGGGGCAATCAACAAACTTGAGCTGTTCGCCCATTTCGTACCCAGGGCCGTGCCCTATCAGCCAGGACAGCAGGGCCTGTCCGCTTTCCAGCATTTCCACCGACAGGCTTGGGCCGGTGGCCTGCTTAATGACTCGCCGCGTGACGGTCTTCTGTCCGCCGAGGATGGCGCGCACCATCGGCGCCCGAAACAGGATCGGCAGTTCCTTTACTTTGCTCATGACGTTATCTCGGTTGGCTGCTCGACCAACTTCCACTTGGTGTTGTTGCTCTGGTTGTGATCTGACTCAAGCAGTCCGTCACGCCTCATACGCTCAAGCTCCCGGCGAATTTCCGGGGTGTCGCGGGCGCCGGATACATGAAACTTGAACCACCAGGTTGGGAACCAGCCTTGGACCCTTGGTTTTTTCCGCATGTACTGGAGGATTTGGTCGCGTAGTGTCATGGTGGTTTCTTCAGGCATAGCGATTCCTTGCCGCTATAGCGGCTGAATTTGAAAGAGGAAGGGTTACGGGTAGTTCTTGCTGATGCGCTTGGCGATGGCTTCGAGCTTTTCGGCCATGGTCCACATGTCGTTGTTGTCGCGGCGGGATGTCACGGGGGAACGGTGGACGTTGCGGCCCATCAGGACCCCAGCGGCCAGTAGGAGCAGCCAGGCCTCAAGCTTCCGTCGCAGGGCGTATTTCATTGCTTCACCTGATCGATAGGCCATCGTCTTCATCCTCTACCCAGGCCGAGTATTCAACCGTGTTGTGTAAATAATCGGAGGCGGCCTGTTCGAGGTACTGCTCTTGTTGCGGCTCTGTCATGGCTTCCCATTCGACGCGGTCTATCAGCTCTTCGTCTTCGTGAGCTTGCCCGGCAAAGCCAGTGCCGACATACAGCTTGATCTTCACTTGATTACCCATGGCTTTCGGTCTCGGCAGTTGGTTTCAGGGCGGCACGAACCGAGAAATCGAAGTGCAGTCCACGGATCGCGCCACTATTGAGAATTTCCCACAACAACCCTTTCAAGTCGTCCTCCCGCTGGTCCTGAGCTGTGAGGCGCTGCTGTAAAGCGTCCCGCTCAGCGAAGGCGCGGTCACGCTGCGCCTGGCATATCTCAAGTTGTTGAAAGAGCGCTTGGCTCATAGCTATGTCCTTGACGGGGCATGCCCGGGCGGTGGGGGGTGGTATACGGGTTTTCGGCATTCTACGATGGCAATGTGCCGCTTCTTCGTGTAATTAGATGGCATTCATCGACAGGAGCGTCGTAATGGCAGGTGGCAAAAAGATAGACACGGACTGGGATCGAAACCGCATCAAGCATGCGTTGCATTTACCTGGCTGGATATTTCGGGTGGGAAGCGAGTCAGTCCTAAGGCAATCTGGGAAGCCGGTGTTGGTATCTGAATATCAGAAGGACATGAAGGGGCAAATTTTCTGTCCTGAATGTACGTGCCCTTTGTTTAGGTCGCCTGAAGAGGTTGAGGCAAATAAAACTGGTCGTAATGCGTACTACGCTCACCGCAGGAATATCAAAACTGACTGCGGATTAAGAACGAAGCCGGCAGAGGGCAAGAAATATCTAACCGAGGAAGAAGCTAGTCAAGCAATCGTCGATGGGAAACTGGTGATCGTAAAAGGATTTCTCAAAGAGAAGCCAATTTCGCCAGATAAAGAAGCGAAAGTTTATGATCAAACATCTGTTGAAGATGAACATGGCGAAGTTTCTGAAATAGCAATCGCCCGCCATCGTGGGCAGAAGTTTAATCTGCCTAGCACTCTCACCACAGTGCGTGGGCTATGCACGAAATTTGATGAAAACCTCTACAAGTATTACGTTTTTCCAGAAAAACAGCATGCCCAGTTACTAATCGATGCGCTCCGAAATGTCACCACGCTTTCTTCCGTTACGGATTCGCCAATTCTTGGATACGGTCGAATCGTAAGTATTTGGGAACCAGGAAAATATCCACAGAGCACCAGATTCGTTAAGTTGGCTTTTAAAGCAAAAGGTGGGTATGGGGATTTCTCTATCATGATCTCGCAGCGTGAGGCTGATTTGCATGATCTGAATACTCAATCAATCGGAAGATTTGCATTTTTCTACGGGAGAATAAGTGTTAACGGTGGTGGTTTGAGCGTGAAGAATATTGGTTGGGGTGAAGTGGCACTGCTGCCCACCAAATATGAGAAATACTTGAGTTGATCATATAAGTACAAAGCGTACGTCCCGGCTGGCGTGATTCGAGTTTGTGGGCTATTGGTTGATGGCCCGGCATGAGGCCGGATCAAGGAGCGAATTGATGAAAAAGCCATTGGTTGATCATTGGTGGGGCAAAATCACGGAGCAGGATCACCGCGGACTTGCTGCGGCGAAGGATAAGCTTGCTGAGCTTGAGAGCATCAGTACCAAAATCGAAGCGTCCGATGGATCTGAGGCCGTCCGGAATGTCTTAGATGATGGAATGATCAAGCGTGCGCTTCAGAGGTGTATTGAATTCCATGAGGGAGTTGGAAGCATGGATATCAAGGATCTCCATATTTATCACCGGTACGCTACTGATGCCGCGAAGAGGTCTGAAGCGATCATTGATGAAGAGCTTGATTACCTCGAACTGTAGGAATTCAGCGCATTCTGATGTTCTGATTCAGGCTGCTGGCGCGGAATCGTGAAACACGTCCATCTGCGCCGCGCCGTCGAGCCAGGCCGCCGCGATGCGGCGTTCAGCCATGGCGGCGTACTCCGGATTGAGTTCGCAGAGGATAGATTTGCGGCCCTCCTGCATTGCGACCACCGCCGTGGTACCGGCACCGCCGAACGGGTCAAGCACGATTCCACCGCGCGGGACCCCCGGCCAGAATGCAAGGCCGGATCAGTTCAGGCGGGAAGGTGGCGAAGTGAGCGCCTTTGAAGCCTTGGGTCGGCACCGTCCAGACGCTGCGCTTATTTCGGGTGTCGAGCGGGTAGGCGCTTTCTTCCCGATCCGGGCGGTGCGTACCGAGTGAGTGCCCAGGTATTGCCTGCTCTCGCTTGGAACCTTCGGCGCTGACTCCGGACCGCTTTCATGGGGCCGTTTGCCTTGCCCGGTACGCGGTCGCTACCGAGTTGTTGCTCGAGATCCTGAGCGAGTCTGACAACCGAGCTCAGTGCTACCGGCTCACGTATCGCATCCTGGTCGTAAAAATAGCGCGGGCACTTGCTCAACAGAAACACGTACTCATGGGATTTAGTGCAACGATCCCTTGTGGATTCAGGCATTGGATTCGGCTTATGCCAGATGATGTCCTGACGCAGATACCAGCCGTCATCCTGCAAGGCGAAGGCCAGCCGCCACGGGATGCCCATCAGATCCTTTTGTTTCAACCCAGTCGGTGGCGTCCGGCGCTTCCCACGCAGCACAGCTCCGCGCGTGGATTGGGAAACCATGTCGTGCTTTCCTGCCGATCCGCCCGGGGCATATCCGCCGGCGATTGAGGCGTACGTGTCGCCCATGTTCACCCAGAGAGTGCCGTCGTCACGCAGTACCCGCCGCACCTCCCGGAACACTTGCACCAGGCGAGAAACGAATTCGCCCGGCGTTTCCTCCAGCCCGATCTGGTCGGGCATGCCGTAATCCCTCAGCCCAAAGTAGGGCGGGCTGGTCACGCAGCACTGCATTGACTGATCCGGCAAGGTCCGCATCATGTCGATGCAGTCGCCAACCAGTATCTGGTGGGAGGGAGTCATAGTTGATTTCCAGTTAGGCGCCGCCCTCCGTGACCGGTGGTGGCAATTTGATTTGGGTTGGGGTATTGATGCCGACAGCTTTTGGCGGAGGAAGAATCTAGTGGCTCAAGAAATGGCAATGATTACTGTGGGGATAATATCTGCTGTCTCCGTGATGGCTGGCTCATCACTGACCTGGCTACTCAACAACATCACAACAACTGAGACAGCGAAACGAGCTGAACAGGCGGCGATCCGCCATCTAGTAGAGGGCCATTACCTATCAGTGATGACTGCACTTGAAAATTTTTTAAGAGCAGAGGAATACGGCCGGGAGATCCATAGTGAACTTTCAGCAATGAATGCGGCGATAGATCTATTCGCCAATGCAAAAGTCAAAGAAAGGTTCACTTCTGCTACGAAATTGATCAGCGATTTTCAGGACAAAGCTGAGGATTTTTCCCCTAGGCCTCAATCTCTTTTCCATGCGGGAGAAAGTCTTGGAAAGGAGTGGAAGGCGATCCTAATAGAAAAAGAAAATCTAGCAAATGCGATGTGTGACCATATGCGGGAGCTGCAGAGTTTTGTTCGGTAAATTTAGGTCCAGGCGACAAATCTAGTCGGGTTAGGAGCTGGTTATTCATGGAATCCCTTCTGAGAAACGCTCAGGCCGACCGCAACCGGGCGAACCCAGATCGGCATGTTGCTGAGCATGAATGTTTCGCCGGCAGCAGCCAGCAATAGGGTGGTGCCCATCACATCGGCGATTGCTTCGGCTGCGTGCGGCGGGACTGCGTTTCCGATGCGTTCGCGCCATGCCTGATCGCTTAGGCCGTCCAGCTCGAATTGTTCTTCCGGTTCGACCAGGCTTTGAATGGCAGCCAGCTCCAAAGTGGTGAAGGGGCGGTGCCAGGTGCCGTCGAGGCTTTCGATGACGCAGGTCAGTCGGTCGTTGGGTTCCGGCATGCGTGGATCAGCGACAGACCAGCGACCGTTATCCTGGCGGGCGCTTGCTGAGACTGCGCCGCACTGATCGTTCCAGGCGACAACTCCATAGTGTCCACCCGTGAGGTAGGCGTCACCTTTCACGCGTTTCATGCCCGGGCGGGGGTCAGCGATGGACAGCGCGCCGCTAGCAACTTGCAGTGACCCTGTCACGGTCCCGGCTGTTTTGTCCCATGGACAAACGCCCAGCTTTCGAGTGCTCGCCCCTGGGTGCCAGTTGTGGTATCTGGGGTCTTGCACGGCGAAGGAGCTCTGGCCGGTGGTGCTGGCGGCGATAACCGTTCCGCTGGCAGCGTCCCATGGCGTAACCATGTACTTGCCGAAGGAGCTGCGCGGTTGGCGCGGGTCAGCAACGCTGAACGTCCCTTGCCCGGGCGACTTCACACCGATGACCGCGCCGCTCGTTTCGCCCCACTGGCGCACGCCGTACTGTTGGTATTGCAGGGCGCCAGCTTTGGCGCGCGGATCCGCAACCGAAAACGCACCATTGGTTGGGCTGCTGCGACCGGCGACCGTGCCGGCGGTGTCCTGCCAGTCATGCACACCCAGGTATCCGGCACGGCACTCAGGCAGGATCACCAGATCACGCAGGTAACCGTCCTCAACCGCCAGGTCATTCAGGCTGCGCCAGTCCTTGCCGGCGGTGACCAGGGCGAGGCGAACCCATGTTTTCCATTGCAGCGCCGGTACACGGTGCATTGGGCCCGCGGACTCGATGTCGCCAGCGAGCGGCATCCGGCCGAGGATTGAGCCGACAGACTTGAGCGTTTTCTTTTCCGGCTCGTACAGGAACGGCGGTACCTTCTCAATATGGCGAGCCACCAGCAAGAAGCGTTTGCGGCTCTGGGCCAGGCCGCCAATAACGCCGCAGTCGTGGGTGGTTTCCGCGACGGCATAGCCGTAGTGCTCCAGTAGCTTGTTGATCTGGTCCAACAGGTGCCGGCCACGAGTGGCGAGGCGCGGCACGTTCTCGAACACCAGCAGCGGGACAGGGTCATCTTTCCATGCTTCCCCAAACAACCAGATGCAGCGCAACGTCAGTTCGTTTAGGGCCTGGTACTTGGGAGTGAGGCTCAACTTTTCAGACAACAATCCCGATGCGCCTTTGCAGGGACTGGAAATGAACACGGCGTCAGGCCTTTGGTAGTTGGCGGCGCGGCGGATATCTTCCACCGTGGCTTCACGCCAACCCGGCGGCGGTTCTTTACCGTGGAAACGGATGTATTGATCGCGAGTGAAAAGGTCCAGCAAGGTGCCTTTTACACCGCTCAACCGTTCGAAGTCCGCCAATCCGGCCGGGTCGATATCGACGCCGCCGATACATTGCCATTCGGCTTGAACGTTACCGACGATGGGCTTTGACCGATTAAAACCTTTGGCGCCGCCGCCGAGGCCGCAGCAAAAATGAAAGTGTTTGAGTACGCGCTTGAGCATCATGCGGCGGAGTCCTTTGGACAAAAGAAAGGCGCCCATAGGCGCCCGTGGTATTTCGGTGAAACTGGTCAGCTGGCTTGTTGCAGCGGTTGATCGCCGGCCGCAACACCGCCCTCAATCCAAACCGCACTAATCTCTGGCGACTTGGATGTATCGGGCTTCGTCTTCAGCGTCCCACACACAATGGCGCTATCGACGGCGCCGGTCTTCGCCAACGCCACCAACATGCCCAGCAGCTCCCCGCGCCCAGGTAGATCGAGCACGTCGTATCGATCCAGGATCAGAAACCGCAGGCCAGAATGTTCGGCAATGACCAGAGCCAATAGGGCGTCGACACGCCAGCGCTCCGATTCCGACAACAGTGCGTACAACCGGCCGCCGGCGCTGATGCTCATGTCCGCGCCGATCTCTACCGGCCGCCATCGCGCCAGAGCGGAGGCCTTCGCCAAGCTGTCGTTGATCGGTTGAAGCGCACCGGCCAGGATCTCGCTGGGTATCCCATCGGGCGCCAGCAGGTCAGCGATCAACGTCCAGGCTTTCACGTCGGCGTGATGCGCTGCCGCTGTGTCGTTGGTTTTCTGGGCATTGGCAACCAGGTCCTGGCGGTCCTTCATGGCGTTGACCTTTGCACGTAGGTTGTCCGCTTTAAGCCGGAGATCCGTCAGAGCTTCTTCCGTCTTTCCGATTTGCTCGGCGGAGATTACTTCAGGCGCTGACTTTTGCAGTTCCGCCAACTCGGCGGCGGCATTTTCGGCTGTGGTCATGGCGGCTTGATCATTGTGTTGTGTGCGCTTCAGCAGCTCGATGGCGCTTTTGGCTTTGCTCAGTTCCAATGCCAAGTCGGTGACCTGTTTGGTGTCGCCGACGAGACCTTGATACAGCTCGACGGTCTTGCCCACGATTTTCAGTTTGACGCCACAGCTTGGGCAGTCGCAGCCAGCGACGTTATAGGTCGCCAATTCCAGTTGGGTTGTGAGCTGCTGATGCTTCTCTTCCCAGCCGGCCAGATCCTTGCTGGTGCTGTCGAGCTTCGTCTTGGCGCGCGAGAGTAGGGCGGCGGCTTCGGTCAGTGTTTCGATCCGGGCAGCATGGTCGGCAGTGGCTTTTTGCTTTTCCTCCAGGGCGCCGAGGTACTTCACGCCTTTTTCGATTTCGACGGTGATGCCGCCATGCTCAGCGATGACCTTGTTTATCTCCGCGCTGGTGATCACCGGACCGACAGGGACCTCTACGGTCCAATCCTCGGATTTTTCACTCCCGTACTGCTCGCCAGTGAGTGCTTTCCAGGCCCCGCGGCTTTCGCTGGCGTAATCCTTGGCCTGTTGCTGCGCCGCCGGAAATCCGCCGATCAGCATCGGCTTGATCTTCTCCACCTTTGCTGGCTCGGCCCCTTTGGACAGGAGCTTGTCGGCGACCACTTGAGGCTTGCTGCTCGATTTAGTCAGGGCGAATAGCGCTTTCCTGCGATCACCGTCCGGCAGGTTGGCAAACAGGGAGGGCGTCAGCACGTAGGGTAAAAACTCGTCGCCAGCGGCGGGTGAATGGTCGCCCTTGCCGTCTGGCAGGGTGTAGCTGCTGGTGACCCCATCATGACTGAGGATGATCTGGGCTTTCTTGCTGCCCTCGGTGACCAGTTGTTTGTAGTGCTTTTTCAGGGCAACCCGTGCCGAACCGCCCAGCGCGAGGTTGATGGCTTCTTGCAGGCTGGATTTTCCGGCGCCGTTCGCGCCGCAAACCAGGGTGATGGGTGCCGATAGGTCCAGGTTGCAGGACTTCAGCCCCTGGAAATTCTCAACGTAAAGGTGGGTCAGGCGCATGGGACGTCACTCCAGGTCAGCGTCAAGGTCGGTCAGGCTCATGACCACGGTGTAGATGTTCTCCAGCGGGTCGGAGGCTTCGGTTTCAAGCTCGATAACGCCTTCTTCGAGCATCAACAGAATCAGGCGCGTCGCGGTGTCGCTGTCCACGGCGAACCGCGATTGCAGCTTGGCCACGTCAATGCAGGTGAAGTGGAGAATGACGGAGCGGCAGATATCGCCGAGTGTCAGCCCGGCGAATTTCTCGACGCCGAGGGCCAGGAATTCCCCTTCAATCGGTTCTTCGGACGTACCGCCCCAATCGGCGTTTTCCATGCTGCTGTCGCCGCTGTTGAGGTCCATCACATTTTGATCCGGGTCGGCCTTCGTTGCCTTGAGGTCCCCCATGTGTTCGTCGGGGTTGGCGATAACCAGTAGGCAGTCTTTATCGACGGAATCCTGCAATTCATGGCGGCCCTCAGAGGAAGGGTTGATTACGAAGACGGCCTTGATTTTGCTCTTGGTGGTGACTTGTTCCAGCTTGCCCACCACCGTGACCCGCTCTGCGCTGGCGATCATGTGGGTGGCGAGCGTCACCGCAGCGTGGACGCGGGAGGAAAGGCGCTCGATGATATCCTCCTGTTTGCTCTCGGTCAGCTTCTGCCAGCAATCAGGCATGATGCGGATTTCCTGGACCAGGCCGGCCAGCAGCTTTTCACCGATGGAGTTGGCGGTCATTTGAAGGAATTCGGGGTTTGCTTCGTTCATAACTGAGCCGTCCTATTCGTTGGCGATGCGCTCAAGGATGTTGTGTTGGGTTTCGCTGAGGAGCGTGTGGGCGCCGTAGCGTTGGAAGTTGGCCCGCAGGTCGCTGGTGAACGTTTCTTCCCACTCCGCGCGGGCGTGCAGTTCAGCGGTGGATAGCAACAGATCGAATTCTTCGACGTGGTCGAAGAGCTCATCTATGGATTGGCTGGTCATGGCGGCTACTCGAATTGCAGGCCGGTGGTGTCGGCAGCTGTTGCGGTTTCTTCGGTTTGGGTTGCGCTATCGGCTTGTGCCGTTGCGGCTTCGGCCGTTTCTGTTGCAGTCGCTACCAGCTCGGCAACGCTGTCGGCGTCATTTACATCTCCGTCGCCGTCGCCGTCGCCGTCGCCGTCGTCGTCGTCATTGACGATTGCCGGTGCCTCGGGCTCTTTGTTACGAAGATCGTTAACGTCCACGGTGAAGTTGCCGGCGCCGTCTGGTGAGGCATCGATAAAGTCTTGAACTTCTTCTTGGGTTTGCAGGCCCATCAGCAATTCAGGGGCGTACAGCCGACCGAAAAGACTCGCCGCCCGGTAACGGAGCATGATTTCTGGCATGGTTTGCCACTTGCTGCCGTTCTTCGTCAGCCAGCCTTCATCGATAGCCATTTGAATAGAGACTGTCGGGCCGTCGAGACGATCGCCGGTTTCCTTCTCTATCACCCAGGCTCGACAGGTGCGGTGCTGGATCTTGGTTTCGCGCTGCTCTTCGGTTTTTTTGTCGTTCTTCCAGACCACGGCTTTGTACTTTACGACTTCGTCCCTGCCGGGCTCGCTGAGGTCGAAACGCAGCGGGCTAAAGCGGCCGCAACTGTTGATTGCCGCGATGATGAACTGGCTTGACCAGCTCGGGCGGCCCTCAATGACATAGAGATTCTGCATCACCATTAGAGGGTCAGCGCCCATGCGCATAGCCATGTTCAGCGCGACAACGCAATTTGGAAGGCCGGCGGGGTTTGGCGTGTGGCCGGTGACTCTCCCGTAAGCCTTTACTTCGGTGAATGCACGGTACTGCGCCGGCACCAGGGTAGAAGAGCACAGCGCTTTGGCAACCCGTTGCAGTTGGTCGAAGCCAGAGCCAGTGAGCAATGACATAGGAGCATCGTTTTTGGGCGCGGCGACAGCGCTGGTCTGCATCTGCGCCAAGGTCGTTGTTTGCTGTGTCATGAGATCACCTTGCGAGCGGCCAGGTAATCGGCCTCGGTCGCGATGGATACGAGGCGTTTGTCCTGGAGGTCTTTCGGGGTTTCGTGGAGCTTCACTTGGGTCATGTAGAAGGTTTCCCGGTCCCAGACCCGGTGGGCGTTGATGACTGGTTTCCGTCTACCGGTGGGGTCGGTCAGGCGCACGTAAAGGTCTTGGCCCTTCATCTTTTCGTTGATGGCTGTTTTCATGGCGCTTACTCGTGGTAGGGGCATAAGGACCAGCGCGGGCAGTACTTCGCGCTGCACAGAAAGCTCTGTGGGTTGGGAGGGAAAAGACCGGTACGGAACATGTCGGCGCCGATCTGGATCAGGCCGGGGAATTCCTCCGTGCCGACCATCATTTGCTTGGCGCCCTGGATAACGCCGACGCCGGTCTCTGGCTTGCCCCGTGTCTTGAGCCCGATGATGTGGGCCGGGGCGGTGCAGGGCTCGCCGGTGGTGTGTTCCTCAAGGATTTCGTAGGTGCCGATCTGCGCGGCGTGGCCTTTGGTTTTCGCCACGCCATCAGCAACAGCGGCGCCGCCGGTCTTCACGTCGGCGATGCCCTTGCCGTCTCCGGTCCTGCAGATCCGTGCCCGATCGAGTTGGCCGGTTAGGCGGACGATTACCCCGGCGCCGCAATCGATATCCAGCGGCGTGGCTGTGCGTTCAACAGCCGCGAATTCATAGCGGGGGCTGATGTCATTGCAGTAGCGGGTATGCAAGGGCAGGGCGATGCGCTCGGCCTCTTGGAGGGTCAGCTTGTCGGCCTTCCAATCGACTTCCCATTCAGGATTGCGCAGCGTGTGGATGAGCAGCTCAGCGGTGTCAAAGGCAGTGAGGTTGTTGCCATTCATGCGGGAGACATCGAAAGCGGCGGTGCTGGCGTGGATCGACGTTCCCAGGTGCGCCCGGCCGCTACTCGGCGACCGGTGCCCGAGAATGTGTATCCACTCCCACTTGAAAGCGCAGTCGAACAGCGAGCCCCACGACGAGGCACGGACAGTGATTATTCTGTGCATGCGCGCACCGCCTTTGCGCGTTGTTCACGCATCTGTCGTTTTGCCTCTTTGTCACACCAGTTGTTCACCCATTGGCGAGGCGAGCCAGTTCCTTTATGGGCCTTCACGTGATTGATCTTTAATAGGAAACCGTGCTGATTCCGCAAGGCTTCAACCTGTTCGATATGAGTTCTGATGATGTCTGGCATGCCCCGCAAACGCCCCTCAAACGCGTCCTGAACGGCCAGGCAATCAACCACCAGGACAAGCCGGATACGTTTGCCAAGTTTCAGCAGCGCGCCGATGTTTTCGTCATCGCCCATTTGAAGGATTGCTTTGCAGGCGGTCACTATCTCGGCTTCATGGGCCTGTTTAATTCCTAGAACTGGAAAGGAACTACTCAGTCGTTCGACTTCCCCCCTCGCCCAGAACGCACCGCCGGCGCTCTTTGTGTCCGGGCAGAAGCTGGCATCGGAAAACACCGTGACATTTTCTATATTCATGGTTTGCCTATTGAGTGACATAGCCCGCGATGATTGGGGCCAGGAACACAGTGAGGATGAACACTGCTCCGGTGATGGCTGAGGCCAGGCGGATGGCCCGCCGACGCGAGCGTTGGGCGTGGGTCATGGGCAGCACCACTGACTACCGCCGCAGTAGCTGTAATCGGGGTCGAACTCGCGCGCATCGCAGCAGATCTCGTAATCGTTTCCGCACGAGCGACACTCAGCTACCCAAGCGCCACCGATCCGCATCAAACCTTCCGGCCCGCGGCCCTGCGCAGCCTCGGCGCGGTAGTTTCGTTCCTGGCGCCGTTGCCGCTTTGACTCGGCTGCACGGATGTAGGCGGTGTCCGTCGCGTTGAACCTACGAAATCTCATAGAAACCTCACGACAAGCATGTTGCGGCGCACTTCAATGTTGATCCGCTTCGGTAAATCGGTGATCAGAAAAAAGCCCTGCGATTGCAGGGCTTTGACGAGTCCGGGGATTGTGGGGGCGATGACCGCCACGCTGTGGTTGTTCATCCGTAGGACCTCATTCGTTCCATGGTCTGTAGGCTTTCGCTGTCGTAGATCCGCTTGAGGCGATTTCGGTAATGTCGGTATTCATCGACGTCGATCACGCCAAGGGAATGGGCCATTTCAATGGACATCGACGTTTCGGCGTGCAGCGCTGCTGATGTTGTGCCTGTCTCCAGCATCTCGAACCGGGCGTCGATCATGCTGACGGCGATGTCGTGCTTTTTTTTCATGCGATCCACCGTTCCCGCCGTTTACGGGCGTCAATCTCGATCCACAGCGCGGTTTCGATTTGCCGTCCATGCTGATGCGCAATCGGTTGGAGGCCCCACTTGGGGACTTTATGTCGCGTGCCATTGGCGTCATAGGTCACGGCTGACAGGATCTTGAACTCGAGTTCGCGGGAGCCGTAGAAGTCCCAGTCGCTGGCCCAGCTGTTCGGCTGGGCTGGCGTGTTTTCGCAGTGGGTGACCTCCACTTGGAGGACAAATCCTTCAACAATTATTTCGTGTTCCATGGTCGCCTCCTGCGTGGCGGTGGTTGGATCAGCCCGGAATGGGTACTGGCTGCTGATCAATGATGGTTATCGAGCCGCGATCCGTGACCGCAACGCGGCCTGTGATGCCGGGGTTCAGTTCTGCAAGGCGGGGATGGGGCTCGAACTTAATCACGCGGCCTGTGCGATGGCCGAGGCCGACGTAGATCACGTCTCCTACCCTGATTTCGCTACCTTTTTTGCTTGGCACATCGCTTCTCCGGTTGTTTCCCAATGCACCCGGTCGCCCAGGTGCATCAGTAAAAATTCCGTATTGCTGGCCGCTGTTACACGCCACCTGCGGACTGGGCGATTGCTTTCTCGGGAGCCCTTGGGGCTCGACAGTCAGCCGCGTTCTTCACCGCTGACACTCTTTGATCAAGGACCCTCTACGCTGCGGGTCACGGGGTGAGGCATCCCCTGTACCGGATTCGGGCTCCGGCTCGCTGCCCTTGTTGCTGACCAGCTGGCTGGCTGCGCTTCATAACTGAAGTTATGGGAAATAATAACTTGAGTTTTGTTTCTGTCAATAACTCAAGTTATGAAATTTTTGGAGAGCGAAAAAAAGCCCGTGCTAGACGGGCTTCTGGGTGGATGGGCGATCGGGTTAGTAGGTGATGTTGAGATACCAGTAAAGGAACAGTGAACCGTCACAGCGGATTTCAAGGTTCAAACCATCAGTGTTACGGAGTTCGTCTACGAGACGATTCCAGACCCAATCGGGATCTGATGTACATCTGGGAATAACCACGTGCTGTTCGATCTGTGCCCTGGGCGACTGGATTTTGGTGCGCACCCGGTCAACAAGTGCGAGGTAGGTTTTTTCGAGGGGGTCCGTTACGATTTCCATGCATATCTCCTTATGCTCTGCGCAAAAAAGGTATGCAAGGAATGTCGTGGTGCGCAATCGATGACGCGTAGGAGAGGGGAGACAGTACCCAAAAAACGTACTACAAAACGTTTCGATGGCGGGCGGTTATAGCGTTATCGGTGTTTGCGTTTCGACTCTGTGACCACGCCGATGATCTGGCATTTTTCGTCGATGGGGATCATGCGGTAGGCTGGATTTAATGGCTTTAGATAGCGTTGCCCAGCATCCGAGACGAGCATCTTGAAGGTGGCTTCACTGCTACTATCGCTCAGTAATCGGGCGACCACCAAGTCGCCTGGTCTCGCCTCCAAGCCTGTGTCTACTAAGATCATCACGCCTTCCGGGATACTTTCTCCCGACAGCGATGTCATGGAATCGCCTTTCACTTCCAGCCAAAAAGACTGGCCCTTGCCTTTGTAGTCCGTCAGTTCAAAACGGTCTGCTGCGCCAGGCTCGAAAGGTTCGACGGCTTCGCTCCAGTTGCCAGCGGCAACCCAGCTCAACACGGGGTAGCGATATAGCCGCTGTGGCTGCTCCAACGGCGCAACATTGGTCGATTGTTTACCTTCCAGCAGGGCAAGGTTTTCCTCGGCAGCAGCCCCCGTTTCCAACCACTCCGCAGATATGCCAAGCCCACGGGCGATCGAGACCAGTTTTTTGCTGGTCCTGCTCCGCCCGCTTTCCAGGTGCGCAATGGTCACTTGGGTGACGCCCGCTTTTTCCGCGAGGAGTCCCTGGCTGAAACCGCGCTTTTCTCTGGCAAAGGCGAGGCGGTCTTTGAGTTCTGCGAGTTCGATAGTCATGCGCTGAGGTTAAAACCTTTGTTATTGCCCTTCAAATAACATGCGTTTGCCATTTTCATAACCTGAGTTATCATTTGGTGAGATTTCACCGAATGGCAGAAGGCTATGGAAATGAACGTAATCGCCGAGCGCCCGATCGATAAGGCGATCCGTCTTGCTGGCTCCCAGGTTGAGCTGGCAAGGCGCTGCAACACCAGTCAACCGAGAATCTGGCAATGCGCAAATAGGAACCGCCGCGTTCCGGCGGACCTTGCCATCCCCATTGAAAAAGCGGTGGGCGGGGAGGTGACCCGTCATGAGCTGCGCCCGGATCTTTACCCACTTGATGAGGCTGATCAGGCGTTCGTCAACCCATCCGCCGCGGTGACGTGACATGGCGACGGAGAAATTAAGCCCTGAGCAAGCCTCAAGAGCACGCGAGTTCGAGGCCTTGTTCTTGACCCGGCTTTTGTCAGTGGGGCAACGGAACCTGGCCGCTTCACTCGACTTGAGTGAGTCGGCCATTTCCAACTGGAAGAAGGACGGGATCATCGAGCGTTTTTGCAAGGCGCTCGCCATCTTGGAGATCCAGTTGGTGCCGCAGTCGGCCATCGTCACGAACGTGAATTATCTGCGCTCGTTGGAAACCCTAGCGGCCCTGGGGATCGCGGCGGAGAGAAAACGGCCCGGGCCATTGGGCTGGGATTGATTCGTGCCGTCTTTCCAAATCAGTGACGCGGAGTGGATCGCGCTGGCGGGTGAGCCTGCCGACGTGTTCAAGCTGTACTGCGTCATACGGCGACACATGGACTACCGGACAGGTGTGTCCGGGCAAAAGCGGAGGCTGAGCGAGCAAATGTTCCGCGAAGAGTTGTATATTGCCCCAACGCGTGGCCGTCATGAGTCTGGATCCCCCACCAGGCAAAAGGTCAGATCGTTGGTCGATCGCCTGGTCTCCGTTGGCGCAATAGACCCTATTGGGCCCCTTGTTTTTCAGTTGCCGAATGCGGAATGGGATGGTCCGTCCAAAACATCAGCAACCGATGAACAACCAGATCAGCAACCCGATCAACAACCAAAAGAAGAACCGGAAAATCCCAATGAATCCGGGCACTTTCCCGAGCATTCCCAAGCATCAGCAACCGTATCAGAATCGGCCGACCTTCTGATCAGCAACCTACCTCCGGTATCCGGAGGATCAAAAGCTCTTCCACCACCGACGCGCGCGCGATCTCACGATCATCGCACGCGCTTTGCCATGTCTGCGACTTGGCTGCCGGATGAAAAATCTTTCCCGGCTGTTCTCGCCATGAACGGCATGGGAGGGCAGGTCTACAACCTCGATCAGCTCAACGAATTCCGTTCGTTCTGGTGCGCGTCCCCCGACGAATACCGCACCCAGGCCAAGTGGGAACACGCATTCGCAATGAGCTTGAAAAAACAACTTCGTGTCGCACAAGCCAACGGGAGACCAGCCCATGGGCACACCCAAATCCATCAAGGCCGTTGTGCCAAAACAAATCAACGGGGTACTCGACAAGGCCCGATGTCAGCTCCCGAACGGGTTCGCGCAGCCATCGCCGAACGTGAAGCCAGAGAGGCTGCCGCAGGCCCTGATGGACAAGCTCTGGATCAAGATGGCCGAGATGTACGGCCACCGCTGGACGTCGAATTTTGGCGTGTCAGCTGATCAAGGCCATTCCTGGGCAACCGTGCTCAAGGGCTTGACCCGTGAACAACTCGCCAATGGCTTGAACGAGCTGGCGGAAAGGGCCGACAAATTCGATTGGCCTCCGCCGGCGAACGTTTTTCGTGCCCTCTGCATGCAGGTACCTGGGCTGCCAAGTGAGGCGCAAGCCTGGGACGAAGCCAGGACAGGGGCGTACAGCCACCCCGCCGTGCGCATCGCTGCAGAAGCGACCAGCACCTTCGACTTGCGCATGGCGAAGAACAGCGACAAGGCGTTGCGCCAGCGCTTCGAGCGCAATTACGCCATCGTCATGCGGCGCGCACAGACCGGCCAGCCGCTCGAAGGACGCATCGCCAAAGGCCTGGGGCACGACAGTACCCGGCCACGCGAACAGTTGCAGCTTGAGTACTCCTTGCGTTTTGCGGATGAGCTGGTTGCCGGTCTCGGCGTACCCACAGATCCCAAGGCAGCGCGATATCAGTTGCTCGATATGCTGAAAATTCGGAGGGATGGCCATGTCTGAATTCAAACCCGTGTCGTTCTTCGTCCCAGGCAAAGCCATTGGCAAAGGCCGTATGCGCCTGAGCACCATGCACGGATTCGCACGCATGCACCCAACCGACCAGACAATCCACTACGAAAACCTGGTCTCGGTGACAGCACAACAGGCTATGCAGGGCCGTGACTTGATCGCCGGGCCTGTTCTGGTGGAAATGAAAATCGTCGTCGCTGTGGCTGCATCTTGGTCCAACAAAAAACGCATCGCCGCTTTGGCCGGTGATGTATTTCCTACCAAGAAACCGGATATCGATAACGTGGAAAAGTCGGTGTTCGATGGCATGAACGGTGTGGTATGGGTCGACGACGTGCAAGTGGTCAACGTCAGCAAAAGTAAGCGCTTTGGCGAAACACCAGGCGTCTCCGTTCGTGTTGTTCCGCTGGAGGGGCAATCCTCATGAACCTGAATTCGGCGCGCCAGGCCTGGCACGACTGCGCGTATAACCCGTCCCGCAGCCCTTTGACCGGGTTGCAGGACCGCTGCCTGCTCGGTACCGCAGTGCAAACCTCTGACAGAGGGGTGACCGCCAATCATCAAGTGCACTCTACTCTTGCGGGCTGGGTGCAATCGGCAATCGCAAAACTGCATCCTCAGCTTCGAGTCTTCGGTGATTTCATGTATGCGCCGCATATCACTCGGGAGTACACCGAAGACATTCGCCAGGCAGCGGAAGAGGTTGTGCTGGCAATGGTTCTGGCCATAGGCCCAAGGATGACCCGAGCGAAAAAAGCCAAGGCGGCCTATGTGGTGAAGGGGATATTGTACCGGTACCAGTATCAGCACCAGGGCGGTCAGTCGGCCAATCCTGACCCGCTGAGTAAACCCGAGGCATTTCGCGCTTGGATGTTCGACCGTTACGGTGTGCGGCTTGAATCGTGCGCTTGGCAGCGGGAATGGGAGCCGTTCATTCACAAATGCTTCGAGTGTTGTGAGGATCTGGACCGGCGAGCACTGAGCCCGATAGGGGCCGTGCTGTACCGGATGAAACAAGCGGCTTGACTTCCCGCACGGCTGGATGCAACATTTTCCCATCTTGTACAGCTATACCCCCACTTCAGAAACCTGCCATTTGAGCGGGTTTTTTCGTTTCTGCTCCCCGCTCCGGGAGGTTGTCGGATGAACTCCCCCATGCCAGAAAAAGACCTCACGCTGTGGGCGCTGGCGCTCGCATGGCTGCACGAACATACCCCGGTACTTTACGCGGCATGTTTGACGTTGGCCACCGCTGTACTTCGCGTCATCTATCGCGGCGGCACCTGGTGCCAAGCGTTGTTGGAAGCGCCAATCTGCATGTTACTCACGCTTAGCATCATCCCGGTTCTCCGGTTCTTCGACCTGTCCCAGGATCTCGCTACGGCGGCGGGCGTGTGGATCGGGTACTTCGGCGTCCGTAAGGTTGCTGGTTGGGTAGAGCGTGTGGCAGATGTGCGGTTACCGAAAAAAGAGGTGTGAACAATGGCCGGCATTTCACAGCGCGCCACAGATCACGCGAGGAAAACGTTCATCGAGACGTTGCGCGAAACTGCCAATGTTTCAGCAGCAGCCCGTGCCGCCGACATCAACCGCCGTACTGCGTACAACTGGCGTGATGACAATCCAGAGTTCGCCGCGGACTGGGATGAAGCACTGGAAGAAGCCACCGATGCTCTTGAGGCGGAAGCACGGCGCCGAGCCCTGCAAGGTGTGGCCAAGCCGGTGTTCTATCAGGGCGTTGAGTGCGGCACCGTTCAGGAGTACTCCGACACGCTGATGACGCTGTTGCTCAAGGCTCACCGTCCCGAAAAATACAAGGAGCGCAGCAGCAACGAATTAACCGGTCCGGGCGGCTCTGCGTTATCGTACCCGCCGATGGAGTTTGTTATCGCTCATGAAACGCCCGGAGAAAATACAGGCGAGGATTGAGCCGCGTTATGAGCCGCTTCTCTTCCCCAGGCGTTACAAGGTGTTGTATGGCGGGCGGGGCGGGGGAAAGTCCTGGGGCATCGCCCGTATTCTGGTGAGCTTGGCCTACGCCAAACCGTTGAGGGTGTTGTGCTGCCGAGAAATCCAGGACTCCATCGCCGAATCGGTCAAAAAGCTGCTCGACGATGAAATATCGCGCCTGGGACTGAAGTGGTTTTACCGCTCGACCAAAACGGCGATCTACGGCCTCAACGGTACCGAAATTATCTTTGGTGGCCTGCGCTACAACTATGAGTCGATCAAGTCGATGGAGGGCATCGACCTGGTCTGGGTCGAGGAAGCGCAGACCATCAGCCGCGAATCGCTGGACACCCTGATTCCGACCATCCGCAATGCTGGTTCGGAGATCTGGTTCTCCCTCAACCCGAGGAACAAAGCGGACCCGGTCTACGCCGATTACGTGCTGGCCGAGCGTCCCGATACGCTGAAGATTCGGGTCAACTACTACGACAACCCTCACTTGCCCGATGAGCTGCTGTGTGAAGCGCGCATCTGCAAGGCGATGTATCCGCAGCGGTACCGGCATATCTGGCTGGGCGAGCCGTGCGAAAGCGAAGGGCAGATTCTCAACCCTGACTGGTGGTGCTACTACGAGAGTCGTAGCGAAATCGCCCAGCGGGTCAGCGCCACGATTGTCTGTGCGGATACAGCCTACAAGGCCAAACAGGGTAACGATTACTCGGTCATTCAGCGCTGGGGCGTCGAAGGGACACGGCGCGCCTATCTGCTGGACCAATGGCGGGCGAGGGCCGAGTTCCCCGACTTGCTACTGAGCGCCAAGCGCCTTTGGAACAGTTGGCGCAACGACAAGCAGTTTCCCCGCCCGCGCACGATGTTCATCGAAGACAAGGCCAGCGGCCAAAGCCTGGTGCAAACCCTGCGCCGTCAGGGCGTCGTTGCCACGCCTTGGAAACCTGAGGACTACAGCTTTCCTGCCGACAAGGCGGGCAGGGCGCGCGAGTGTGCGTGGTTGGCTTATGGCGAATGTTTGTGGTTGCCGGATAACCAGCCGTGGACCGATGAATTCGTGGACGAATGTTCGGATTTTCGTGACGACGATTCCCATCCGTTTGATGACCAGGTGGACGGCATGGGAATCGGGCTGTCGGTCTGGCGCCGAATGGGCGGCGGTCGCCACCTGGGCAATGTCGCCCCCTAATAACAATGGAAACTTATGGCAAAGCATCGTTCCGCGTCTTCCCACAAGCGCCGGGCAGGTCAGCGCTTGCGCGCGCAGAATGCGAACACCCAAGGGCGCAGCGGGGCCGGCGGATGCCAGGATCGAGGGGCTAACACTCGACCGCTGGTAGGCGCGGCCCTGACTCAGCAAGAGCTGTTGGATTTATGGCGGTTTGACTGGGCGGCCCGCAAGATCGTGGTCATCCCGGTGGCCGATGCCCTGCGGGAAGAGTGGAGTTACACCGGTCTCGACGGCCAGGAAAACGAGATCGCGCGCGCGATCGATAATTTGGGCTTGGTCGACACGTTGCGCCGAGCCCTGATCATCGAGCGTCTTCTCGGTGGCTCGGCGATCCTGATGGGCGTGCAGGATACCCACGACAAACCCGACGAGCCCCTGGACACGTCCACCGTGCGCGAAGGCGATTTGCGCTTCATCAATGTTATTCCGCGCAGCCGCCTGTATCTGGCCGACGTGGTCAACGACCCCTTTTCGCCCAGCTACGGCAAGCCTGCGATGTACACCATCAACGGCAAGCGCGTGCATGAGTCCAGGCTGCTTGTGTTCGACGGGCAGCCGCTGACCTATGACGGTTCACTGATGACCTTCGGCAGCATGTTGGGCCCGGGGTTCGGTGACTCAGTGCTGCAACCGCTGATGGATGATTTGATGCGCGCCACCGGTACACGCCAGGCGGCGTTTCACCTGGTGAACACCGCGTCCTTGCTGATGATCAGGGCCGACATCGCCGCGCTCCAATCCACCAACGCGGGCAGCGAACGTATTGCCGAGCTGGAGGAGATCGCCAAGCAACTGAGCCTCTACCGGGCGGCGCTGGTCGACAATGGCCCAACGGGCGGAGCGGAGGTGTCAACGCTGTCGACGTCCTTCGGTTCGGTACCGGAATTGCTCATGTCCTTCCTACAGGTGCTGTCGGCAGCCTCGGACATCCCTGCTACGCGGTTTCTGGGCCAGGCGCCCGGTGGGATGAACGCTACCGGCGATTCCGATTTGGAAAACTATTACAACAGCATCGACGCCTTCCAGGCCCAGCGCATCAAACCGCAGTTGTTGAAGCTGTTGCGGGTGTTGCACCCCTCGGTCACTGGCAAACCGTTGCCGGATGGTGTGGACATCGAGTTCCCGCCTTTGTGGAACCTCAGCGACAAAGAAACGGCCGAGATTCGCCAGATCGATGCAACCGTTATCACGACGCTGGCTTCAGGTGGGGTCATTGGTGGCGACGAGGCGTATGCCGAAGCGAAAGAACGCGGGATCTTGATCGCGAAAGCAGAAACCAATGATTCGGATGATGACGAGTCGGGCGCGCTTACCGATCCAAGGGCAGCGCTGGCGAAGCTGACAGAGGTGCTGGGCGATGCCGATCATCTTGCCCCGTGAGGCTCAAAAAGCTCGCAAGCAGATCCGCGCCGGTACATCGGTTCGCCCCCGGCGTTCGGTGGAAGTGCTGTATCGGGACGCGCTGTTTCAGCAGGTCAACTTGCTGAAACTGTCGACCGCCGAGATATCCCAGGCCATCACCCTGGGGATTCAACGGCCCCGGTTGATTGCACTGATCGCGAACAGAATGGAGTCGACCGGCAGGGCGCTGGAGCAGCTGGCGCCGCGTGCAGCAGCTACGTGGGCCAGCGCTGCCAACGTAGCCAACAAAGAACAGGTAGAGGCCATGGTGGCGCGCTCGCTCGGCGTGGAGTGGGCCACGATCATGGCGACCCCGGCCATTACCAGCACGGTAGAGGCCGCGATTGCCGCTAACGTCTCGCTGATCCGAACCATCGGCGAAAACCATTGGGGGCGGGTGATCGAGGCGGTCACCGCCAACTATCAAGGCAAGATCTTCGCCGAAGGCAGCTTGACCAATCGCTTGGCGAAGATCGGCAGCATTAGCAAGCGCCAGGCCAAGCGCATCGCGCGGGACCAGACCAGCAAGCTGGCTTCGTCGCTCAATGCCATTCGGCAGCAGGACGCTGGCATCCATCGTTACACCTGGCGCAACGTCCAGGACCAACGCGTGGTGGGCAATCCCGGAGGGCTGTACCCCGAAGGCAATGCGGAACATGGCAACCACTGGGAGCGAGAAGGGCAAGAGTTCCGCTGGGATCAGCCTCCCGAAGACGGCCACCCCGGCCAACCCATTCAATGCCGGTGTACGGCGGAGCCCATCATCGATCTGGAGGAACTGGATGCGACCTACGTTTGAAATTGCCGACGGGGCATGGGAGATCACCAGTACCGGCGCGTTGCGTTGCCGTGCGCGGGTACTGGCCGTGGGGGTGATGGAATACACCGACGCGGAACTGGGCGAACTGGCGGACGGTACCGGCAGCGGCGGAATGCTGGTCAGCCCAGACAGCTTGGCAGAACCACGATCCATGCGCAGCCTGGAGGGCGCCCCGGTGCTGATGGATCAGCATGTATGGATCGAGGACGCCGATGCTCAGGCGAGTGTCATCGTCGGTTACGTCGTCGGAGCGCCCGTGGTGGAGCTTCCGTATTTGTTGGCGGATCTGCTCATCACGGACCGCCAGGCCATCGACAAAATCAAAAATCGTCAGGTGTCGGAGGTTTCGTCAGGGTATGACGCGGATGGTGTGCCTGACGTGGGCGAGTACGACGGGCTGCGTTATGTCGGGCGTCAAACCCAGATTCGCTACAACCACATCGCGTTATTGCCCGCCGGTACCGGCCGGGGCGGCCACGACGTGCGCATTCTCAACACTAAACCCCAGCAACCCCCACAACACAAACCACAGGAGGCCGTTATGGCTGATCCGATCCGGGTGCGTCTGCGTAACGGCAAGACCATCCAAGTCATGAACGAAGACGACGCGAAGGCCGTCGAGGAAATCGAGCAGAAAGCCGAAAACGCCGATGCCGGCGCCTCGAAGCTGGAAGGGCTCATGGCCGAACTGGAAACCATTCGGGCCGACAAGGAGAAAGCCGACGCCGAATTCGCCCGCGTTACCGGCGAGCTCCAGGCGATCAAAGAGCAGTTGGAAGCTGCCATGTCTGCCGAGACCATCGAGAGCGCCGCCCAAGAGATGGTCAACGAGCGCGAGGAAGCCACCCAGGTCCTGAACTGCCAGGCGCTGCCCGACGAGCTGAAGAAGCTGTCCGGTAACGCCTTGCGTGCTGAGGTGGTTAAGCGCGTTAGGGCACAGAATGGTTTGCCGGAGGTGCCCGCCGAGAAGCTGTCCGACGCCAACTTTGTCGCCGGGCTGTACGAGGGGTTGCGTCACGGTATCCCGCAAAAGCGAGTGATTAACGGCGGCAGCGTGGCCCAGCCAAACCAAGTGATGAATCAACGGGCGATGGGCATGGCCGACAGTCAGCAGCGCTTCAACAAGCTTTATGGAGGGAAAGCCAAATGACGTATCGAAACAGCCGTCCCGCCGTGCAGAACAGCTATCCAGACGCTCACGTTGCGGGTTTTCCTGGGCAACTGGCGGACATGAGAAGTGTTTCCCGAGACCCCCACTGCAGCTACGCCACCGAAACAGACGTCTACGTCGGCCGCGCCGTGGTCAAGGGCGCGACGAGCACCGACCAATTCGACTTGCGTCCGTTTGGCGTCAAGGCACCGTTGGCCACTTCCGTCGCTGGCGATCTGGTCGGGATCGTCGGCTATACCTACGCGGCCGACCTCGATGCCGAGGGCGCCGCGTATGTCGGGGCCAAAGCCCTGGCAGCTATTATCGAGCCAGGGCAAGACGTGTTGGTGTACGTGTTGTTGCCCGAAAACACGACCATTGCCCATGGGGATGCGGTGTACGTCGCCATAGATGCCACCAATGACGCGGACATTCCCGTGGGCGCACTCGCCAACGCCGCCGGCGCTGGGCTGATCGAATGGAGTGCTGCTACCTGGCACAAGCAAGTCGGCCCGGAACTGGGCGTTATCAAAATCTGACCATCAGCCAGCCTCATCGAGAACCCGCCTTGTGCGGGGTTTCGTGTATCTGGCCGGGAGAAAAGCAGCATGCGTATGCGAATCCAGAACAACCATTTCCAGTACGGTCGCGTCAATGCGATGCAGATCGTGCAAAGCAATTTTGAGCAAATCGTCTCCGGCATCGAAGACGTCGAGCTGCCGGAGATTCTGTGGAATCAAGTGATCCCCGGCGAGTGCGTGGACACGTCGATCAACCCCGGCGCCCGGGCCGCCAGCTACCTGGTGCGTGATCGGTCCGGCCGTGGCCAATTCCGCGCCCGTCTCGCCAACGATGTACCGACTGTGGGCGTGGCCCTGGACAAGGTCACCATCCCCCTGGAGGCCTCTGGCGTGGGGGCTGACTTCGACATTCAGGACGCCCGCGCGATTGAGTTCGGTGTCGAGGGCCCTGGGCTGTTCAATGAGCTTGGCGAGTCGATGCGCGAGGCCAGCGAGCGGCATATCGAAGGCGTCACTTGGTATGGCGAAGACGATGTCGATTACAACGGCCTAATCGAGCTGCCCGGTGTGCCGGTGGCACCTGCCGCGCCCAATGCCGGCGGCACGTCCAGCGAATGGCCGAACAAAGACCCGGACGAGATCCTGGCGGACGTCAACGACGCGCTGACAGGGGTGTGGCTGCAATCGAACACCGTTCACCTGGCCGGGACGCTACTCGTTCCTGCCAAACGCTACGGGCAGATCGCGACCCAGCGTGTCAGCCAGAACAGTGACGTGTCTGTGCTCGAATATGTGCAGAAAGCCAATCTTTACACCACACGCACCAATCAGCCGCTGAAGATCGTTCCGGTGCGCTACCTCGACAACGCGGGTGCCGGCGGTACGGCTCGTATGGCCGCCACGACCTTCAGCAAGAAAACCATTTGGATGCCGATGCCGCTGCCGTTCCAGCTGCTGGAGCCGCAACCGCAAGGCTACGGCGTGAAGCTCTACGCCGAATACATCTTTGGCCCGACCCACATCAAACACCCGCTGTCGTGGCGCTACGTAGACGGCATCTAAGGAGCCCATTCCATGAAATTGACCAACCGTTCCCGCAACCCCTTTGTCGTCATCAAGACCCAGCCGGACGAGGAAGAAATCCTGCTGGGCCGTAACGAGACCGTCACCATCGAAGACGATCGCTTCGAGCGACTGCGCCGCGCCTCGGTCGTCGGTGTGCTGCTGGACAGACGTTTGCTGGTGGCGACCCGAGCCGAAGTGAAGGTCGACCCGGATGACCCAGGCACCAAAGTCACCGAGGCGCAGAAGCCGCAAGAGCTCGATGTAGGCAACGCCTCGGTAGACAACGGCAAACGCACCGTAGAGGTGGACAGCACCGCCACGGCCATCGAAGTGTCGGCGGCCAAACTCACCGACACCGATGCGCCGGCCGGTGGGCGCCGCAACAAATAATTGGGGGGCTGCATGCAAGCCGACTTGGAAACCTACCGGGCTTTGTATCCCGAGCACGAGCCGCTGACCGATGCGTTGATCCAATTGCAGATTGACGACGCAGTGGAGCATCTATCGCGTAAAAGCTGGGGCCGGTGCTACCCCAAAGCAGTGCTGAGCTACACCGCTCATGAAGTAGCGCTTGCTCAAGCCCGTAAAGCGGGAGCAGTGATCACCGAAAACGGCGAAGTGGTGGGCCAGGCGACCGGGACCGTAGCCAGCGCCTCGGCGGGTGGTTTGTCGGTTTCGTTTGCGGTACCGGCGTCAGCAGGCACCGCGGACGCCGCTTACTTTTCTCAAACTCCTTACGGCCAACGCTATCTCGCCTTGAGGCGGGAATGCTTGAGCCGTGGCCATATCGTGGGATGCCGACATGGTTAACCCGAATCGGATCACACAACGCAATCCCGGCTGGTTGAAAAAATTGCGGCAACAATATGAGGGGAGCGAAGTCCTGGCGGTGGGTTTCCCGGTCGGTACCGACGGGGCCAGCGCCTCCTATCCGGATGGCACGCGGCTATTGATGGTCGCCGCCGTGAACAACTTCGGCTCACTGGACGGGCATATTCCCCGGCGACCCTTTATGGAGCTGGGCGCCGATAAAACTCACGAAGCAACGGCGCCGTTGCTGCGGGCACTCATTCCCAAGGTGAACGCAGGGCAGATGAGTAAGGCGGAGGCTTTGAAGATCCTTGGCCCAGTCGCTGTCGGACAGCATCAGGCAGCTATCGTCGAGCTGCGCCAGCCTCCCAACGCAGAATCGACCGTTGACGCTAAACAATCGGATAACCCGTTGATTGATACCGGCCTGATGCGACAGGCCGTCACCTTTACAGTGCGGGAGGGCGAATGATCATTTTGCCGTTAATGCCCGCGCTGAACTTGTTCGCGTCCGCTGTGGTGGTTTTCGACCTGGTGGGGGAACGCGTTGGGGGGCGTTGGCGCGAGTTGCCCGAGCCGGACCGGCGCATCAGCGGTGCCATTCAACCGGCTGATGAGCGCACCCTCAACGTCTTGCCCGAAGGTGATCGCAGCGACGGCGCCGTACTGCTTCACACCCAGGCCCGGTTGAGCTGGTACGACGTGGAGCAGGGCGGCATCTCCAACCGGCAAACCATCATTCGCCACGGCGGCTCGCTGTGGCGGGTGCTCAAGCCCCAGGACTGGACCACCAACACGCCGCGAGTATGGCGCTATGTGGCGACACGGTATTTGAACAATGACACCGACGACCTTTGAAGCGCTGGAAGCCGTGGTGCTGGCTTGGGCGAGCGCCATCACGGGCCGCGAGGGTGTCCTCGAGGACGAGGGCGGCCCGCAACCGGCAAAGCCCTATTTCACGCTGTCGGTGCGCTCCAGCAAAGCCATGGAGCGTGGCCGGGTGGAGGTTGATCGGCAGACGGAAACCATCAACGCCTTGCACCGCATCACCTTCAGGCTGACCGTGCGCGGCGGCCAAGCGATGGCAGATGCCGCGCGCTTGCGTGACAGCCTCATAAGCGCACACCGCTGGCGCGACCTGTGGAAAGTCGCCGGCCTCGGCGCCGTGACAGAGATACAGAACCTCAGTGCGGTGGAGAGCAGCCGCCAGCGGGGCCGGGCTGAATTCCAACTGACCTTGCATGCGGTCCTTCAAACCACCGCGGCGCCGGAGTACTTCACCACCCAACACATCGACCTCTACGAGACCGATCAAGGCTTCGTGGCCAGGGTCACCGCTTCAACCCCTTCCGGAGACTGCTAATGGTCAAGATCATCGATTGCGGCGCCAAGACGCTGCCGCGTGATATCGACGTCAACATACAACTGAGCAAGGCCCAGACCGAATTGGCGACGGACCTCAGCGTGCTGGTGTTCGTCAGCGCGTCCGGCAACTTGCCGGCGGGTGCTGGTCGCATCCGCTACTACACCACATCGGACGCTTTCAATGCCGATTGGCCGCCGGGTACCCAGGCCTATTTGGCCGGGCGTGACTTCTTTGCCCAGAACCCACGGTCCAAAACCATCGCCGTCGCCCAGGCCTTCAATGAGCCCCAACCGGGCTACATGCGCACCGGCGCAATCGCCACCGACGTGACGATCTGGAAGGGCGTTCTTGACGGTAGCTTCTCCATTGCCATCGACGGCGTCAGCGAAAATATCACCGGCCTGGATTTCTCCACGGTGACCACGCTTGCGGATGTCGCCGCGCAGATTCAAACCGCGTTACGTGAAAAGACCGGAGCCGGTTATGTGGCGGCGGCGGTGAAGCTTGACGGCACCCAACTGCAAATCAGTTCGGGCACGTTGGGGGACGGCGCCGCCGTGTCGACACTCAGCCCGGCCGGGTCGGGCGTGGATATTTCCGGACCTGGATTTCTCAACGGTCGGGAGGGCACCATCACGCCCGGGTACACACCGACCGGCCTGGTCAGTGAGCTGGTGCTCATCGCCGAGGCCGCCCGGTGCAGTGGGCGTTTTGTCTATGGCTGGGCGCTGGACGAGACCTACCGCGACAGCCAAGATGCGGCGGATGCTGCAGCATGGATGGAGGCCCGCAAAGGCGTGATGGGCTTGACGTCCAATGATCCGTTGGTATTGGACGCCGGTAGTGTTACGGATATCGCCTCGGCCACCAGCAGCGCCGGCCTGTCTCGAACCAGCGTCAGCTACCACGACAAGGCCGGGTACTACCCGGAGGTTTCCATCCTCGCGCGCATGCTTGGGGTGAACTACGCGCTGCCTGGAAGTGTGATTACCGCGAAATTCAAAGACCTGCCCGGCATTCCCACTGTGGGACTGGGGGAAACCGAACTCGGCGTACTGGAGAAAAAACGCGGCAACACGCTGGTGGCGGTGGGCAACAACGCCCGGACCTATCGCAGCGGCACGATGGCCTCCAGCAGTTGGTTTCTTGGTTCGCGCATCGGCCTTGATAACCTGGTGGAGGAGCTGCAAACCGCCGGCTTCAACGTCTTTCTACGCAACGGCGTGGTCTCCTACACGCCAAGCGGCAGCACCCTGATCATCGACGGCCTGACCCCGATCCTGGAGCGCTACATCTCCAACGGCTTGCTGGCGGACCGCCCGACGATAGATCCCACCAGCCAATCAGGCGTCGGCCTGGTACCGGCCTACAGCATGAGCGTGGTCGGCGTGGAACAGATGAGCGATTCCGACCGTGCCGGCAGGATCGGGCCGCCGATCCGTATCGACGTCAACCTGGCGGGTGCTCAACACACCGTCGCCATCCATATCAACGCTTTCGAGTGAGGCCACCATGCCGCGCAATATTGCCTACAACCAAGCCCAGGCCACGGCGGTGATCAACGGCCTGCTGGTGGACAACCTGGCCGACGGCGACTGCATCCGCATCATCAATGACGCCGTCGGTGCCCAAAAAACCGTGGGGACCAACAGCACCATGATTTCGTTTGCCTCCGATGAGTCTGGAGCCTTTGAACTGGATCTGCTGCCCGTCTCCCGCGCCCTGACGATGCTCTACAGCCTGTGGCGCGGACAGAAAACCGGCTTTGCAGTCCCCTTGATCAACATCACGGTATCGACCGGCGTGGGCGAGGTCGCGCAGCTGACCGGCTGCGCGATCGAGAACATTGGCGACATCACTACGGGAGGCCAGACGGGGCAAATGCGCACCGTGCGGTTCCTGGCCAGCAAGATCATTCAACCCTTCTGAGGTACGCCATGATCCAACAGAAAACGCTCACCATCGAAAGCCGAACCTATCGCTTGATTCCCATGCAACCGCTCAACGGTTTGCCTTTTGCCCTCAAGGTAGCCGCGAGCCTTGGCGGCAGCATTGCCAGCCTGGACACGGGTGGTTTCTCGCTCGACTCGCTGAAGGGCAATAGCGATGCGGAAGGCAAGGGCATGGAAAAACTTCTGTCGGCGGTACTGGTCGCGACCGCCAGTATCGACCCGAATCAAGTGCACCAGCTGATGCGCGAAGCCCTGAGTTACGAGGTCTATGCCGACAACACCAAGCTATCGGATGACATGCATTTCAATCAGTGGTTCGGCGACCATCCTGGCGACTTGTTGCCGGTCGCGATCTGGGCGATCAAGGAGCACGTCGGGCGTTTTTTCGTCCAAGGCGGCCCGGCCTGGTCCGCACTGGCGGGTCAGTTCGGGCTGTCAGCATCCCCCAAGACCGACAAGCCGACTGGCTGATTGCGCGCCTGATCAACGCTGATCTTTGTCGGCTTCACGAACTCCGGGACGGCACTTACGGCTGGGATGATTTTTGGCATCTGCATGACCTGCTCGATTTGATCGAATGGGTTGAGTGGGAAGGTCACGTCATCGCGGCGGCAGAGGCAAAGAAACATGGCAATCGTTGACGAACTTGTAACCCTTCTCGGCCTGCGGGCCGACCCAAAAAACCAACAGGCTGCCCAGAGCCTGAAAAGCAGTTTGAAAACCATCAAGGTCGCGGCCGCCGCAACGGTGGCGGCCATGTCGGCACTGGTCGGCGGCGTGACGGCGTTTGTCTCGTCGGTAGCCGAGACGGAGGACGCCGCAGGTAAGTTTGCCGATTCCATAGGGGTCACCTATGAGGCCTTGCAAGAATTGGAGTTTGCGGCGCAAAGATCGGGTAACTCGATCGAAGATATGCGCATGGTGCTGGGCAAACTCTCCACCGAATTGGTAGATGCGAAAACCGGCAAGACTAACGAGGCCTTGGCAAGGCTTGGTCTGTCTGCCGTCGATGCTACCGGGAAGCTCAAGCCGGCTGACCAGATGCTGGGGGAAATCTCCGGCAAATTTGAAACCCTGGGTAAGGCCGAGCAAGTCAATTTGGCCAAGTCCCTGGGCATTAAGCCGCAGATGGTCAAACTCTTGCAGCAGGGAGCGGCAGGGCTTGATGCGTTGCGCCAAGCCGCGCGAGAAACCGGGGCTGTATTGCCAGAGGAGGCCAAGCAACGTGCGGCTGACTACAACGACAGTCTGCTGGATTTGCAGGTGTCGATTAAAGCGATCGGGCGTAACTTCGCTGTCCATGTCATGCCCAGCCTCACCAACGCTTTTCGGCGCATGCAACAGTTCATCAGCGCAGCGCGCCCGAAAATCGTCCGGATGATGTCCTTGGTATGGGAGCAACTTGGCGTCGCCATGGATAACGTTTCGAAGATTGCCGGCGGCGCCTGGCGTTCCTTCAAAACGTTGTTGGCGCCGCTGGAGCGGTTGCTCGACTGGCTGCCTGATATCGATAGCAGCGCGCTTGACCTGTCCAGCGCCATTGGAACCGGCCTGACTCTTGCTCTGGGGATCGCCGCCATCGCAGCCTGGGGATTTATTGCGCCGTTTCTGCCGATGATCGCCACCGCAGCAGCGGTCGTCGCGGCGATTGGCCTGGTGGTGCTGATCATCGACGACCTGTGGGTGGCGTTCCAAGGCGGTAACTCGGTTGTCGGGGAACTGTTCAGTATTTTTGAGGAAAAGTTTCCCCATCTGGCCAAAGTGCTGCGTGCGCTGGGTAACCTGGTCAAAACCATTGTGGTCGGGCAGTTCGAGCGTCTGAAGGACGTGATCGATGTGGTTGTCAGTGCTATTGAAACTGTGTGGACGTGGCTCGGCAAACTGGCGCGGGCCGGTGGGGACTGGTTGAAGAAGGTCGGCATTGATATCGACACCTCGGCCTTTGTTGCCGGCATCGAAGACGCCACCCGCAAAGTCGAAGAGCTCAACGCGGCATCCCAAGGTGCGTTGGGCGATGCCAAGCAGGGGGTTCAACGTTTCGCGCCCGATGTCCAAGACCGTAGCAAGGCGTTCGCCGAGCGTGGTCCGCTGGTTATGGCCAACGTGCAACCGCCTGCACCTACCCCCATGCTGGCGAACGTCCCGCCGGCCACACTTCAGCAAGCCGCACAGTCGTTTAACACCACCAATACGACCACCATCAACGTTAACGGCGCCGGGAACCCCATGGGCGTAGCCAGTGAGATTTCCCGGCGACAAGGAGGGCCGTCCACGGCGTACATGGGTGCCCGTGCCCAACCTGCGAGCTGACCCATGGCAACGATGTTCACCGGCAACCAGATCCTGGCCGATATCGAGTTCGATGCGGTTACCTCCGAAGTCCACACCATGGAGGCCACGGCCACCCAATACGCCGTAGACGGAGGGGCCGTGGTCAGCGACCACGTCACCGTTTTACCTGACGGCCTGGAAATTCGCGGCGGGATCAGCAACGCCGACGGCGGCGAACGCGCCCGCACGGTGCTGACCGAGCTGCGCCGCAAACTCCGCGCCCGCCAGCGGCTCGACGTCCTGACCACGCACGAGCTCTACAGCAACATGATTTTCCTCGGTGCTCACGCCGAGAACGCCGGGCCATTTGACGGTGCGCTGACGCTACGCCTGAGCTTCCAACGCGTGCAGACGGCGGTGATTGAGACCGTCGCGGTACCGGCCACCTTGCTCAAGCCCAAGGCAGGGCCTGCGCCCAATGCCACTGACAAAACCGCGGCTCCTGAGCAGGACGGCGGCCGTGAGTCGGCCAAAGAGGTTCAGCAAAGTACCTTGCAAAGCATTCTGGGAATCGGCAGATGAAAGAAATCCCCACCACCGACGACGGCGCCCGGCGTGCCACCGTCGATATTCCGGGCATCGGTACCTACACGGTGCGCACCTACTACCGGCATGTCGGCCCTTGCTTCGTGATGGACATTCACGACGCCACCGGTGGACCGATTCTGATCGGCGTGCCTTTGGTGGCTGGTGTGAGTTTGCTCAACAAGTCCCCGCGCACCCGCGACAGCCTGGGGCAACTGAGAATGACCGCCGACAGTCACGGCCCTGATTCGCTGGGCGACGTGGCGAGACTGATCCAGTTTGATCCTGGTGAGTTCGAAGTGCTGGCACCTGCACCTGTAGTCGCACTGGCGCCCATCGTCGCCAATACCCGATTGCTATTTTCCAACTTCGATTCCTGAGGCGACTCATGACGTTCATTCGCCAGGCCGAATTACTGATCGGTCCGTTGACCGAGGCTGAAGGGGGTGGCCCGAGCCAAGAGGCTTACCGGATCTTCAGCCAAGGTTCGGATACCGACATCCGCGTTCGGTTTTCCATCGACCTGTCGGCCACCAGCGAGCCGAACAAAATCGTCGTAGCGGTCAGCAACCTGGCAACAGAGCGCTGGGCGCGGATGGCCGCCAAGAACACCTTGGTTCAACTCTCGGTGAGCTATCAGGGCGAAAGCCTCAAACGACTGGCCCGGGGCGGCATCGCATCCTGCACCACCCGGCGCGAGGGTGACGACCGGGTCACCGTGATCGAGGCGCTCGACGGCTATGGGCCTCAGGCTCGGGGCATCCTGAACCGGACCTATGGCGGCGGCATGCCGCTCAGGGATGTCTTTCGTGACCTGGCCCGCAGCCTGCCCGGGATCGACCTGGGCTCGATCGACGTATCCGGCAACCTGCCGCCCAAAGGCGTCCACGCCTCCGGCCGGGTCGCGGAAACCCTGAACTGGTTGGCGGATCGCTACGGCGTGACCTGGTCCATTCAGGGCGGTGTGCTGCAAGTGATCAAGGACGGCCAGGGCCTCCCCGGCGAGGCCCTGGTGATCAGTTCACGCAATCGCAACCTCAAGAGTATTTCCCCAACAGCCTCCGGCCCCGACGCCGCTCAGAACGGCGTAGAAATCATCGCCCAGCTCGACGCCTCGATTCGACCGGGATCGGTGGTCTACGTCGATTCCCACGATCAACCCAACCTCACAGGTTTCTACGTCGCCCAGAGCGTCAATGCATCGGGGGATACCCACGGTGACGACTGGACGATGACCATCCGGAGCACTTCACGCCAATGACCTTGACGACTGCTTTCACCGATCCCGAAGAACTGGAACGCGTCAGCTTTGAGCGCCACAGCGCCCGCCTGCGCACGGCCACCCCTGGCATCATCGATGCCGTGCACGCCAATGGCACCGTCGACGTGCAACCGGCCATCATGCAGGTCACCACCCTGGACGGCCAGCGCAGCGATGAGCCGTTGTCCGTGCTGACCGGCGTGCCGACGATTTTTGCCTACTACGCCCAGACCCTGGGGCTGTCGATCACCTTGCCAATGAGACCTGGCGACGAAGGCCTGCTGATCGTGGCCGACCGCAGCATTGATAACTGGCAGGTCGCAAGCGGTGTGCAGGCGGCCGCTGAACCCGTGTCGCCCCGGCACCACAATTTGACCGACGCCCTGTTCCTGCCCGGCGCCGTCAGTGAGCCGAACGCCATCGCGGCGGTGTCCTCCGAAGCCATCGAGATTCGCAACCGAGACGCCAGCACCTGCGTCAGCGTGAGCGACAGCCGCATTGTTTTGCAGGTGGGGGGTTCGACCATCACCGTCACCGATGGAGCAATAACCCTCAGTGCTGGCGGCTCCACCGTCGCCCTGGGCGATGCTGTCTCGATTCAGGCCACGAGCCTGACCCATAACGCCAAAAACATCGGCGACACCCACGCCCATGCGGACGTGACACCGGGCGACGGACAGACGGGAGCGCCTGTATGAGCCTGAGCATCCATATCGACGCTCTTGACTACGACTTCCGCATCGTTGGCGGCCGCTTGCAGCTCGTGACCGGCGCCGATGCAGTGGCGGAGCGCTTGCGGGTGCGCTTGCACGCGTATTTGGGCGAGTGGTTTCTCGACCGTGGGTTCGGCCTGCCCTGGTATGACGGTGAAATGCTCGGCGCCCGCAATAGTCGCTTGATCAGCCCACTGGTGCGGCGCGAAATCCTCAAGGATCCAGAAGTTGAAGCCGTGCTTGAGTTCGCGGTATCCCTCAACGGGCGGCAACTTTCACTTACGGCGACGGTACGCACCGGGCGCGGCGACACGCTGGAACTTTCGGAGGTCTTCAATGGCTGACTATGGATTGACTCCCGAGGGCTTGAAGGTCAAGCGCCTGGCAGACGTGCTCGCGGATGCCGGTACCGCTCTTGAGCAGATCGAGGACCCGGTCACCGGCGAACGACTGCAAGAGGACTTTTCTGCCGCCGACCCGGCCATGCAAGTGGTCAAGATTCCGCTGGAGGCGGTGGGTGACGTCTGGGCGTTGTTGCACAACGTTTTCAGCCAGTTCGACCCCGATGCGGCGACCGGCGCGGCGCTATCTGGATTGGTTCGCCTGAACGGTATCGAGCGGGCGGGGGGTACACATTCTATTGTTCCGCTTCAGCTCGAAGGCGTGGCGAATACCATTATTCGTCAGGGGCAGCGAGTAAGCGACATCCAGCGGAAAGTCGCCTGGGTCACCCAGGCGGATGTCACCTTAGATGGTTCGGGCAAGGCGACTGTTCTGGGGCGTACCGAGGAAAAAGGGGCTTTCACCGCTACCCCTGGGCAGCTCAACGTCATTCTGACCCCAGTGGTTGGTTGGAACAGCGTCACCAACGCCACGGCGGCGGTACCGGGTACCGCGGAGGAAAAAGACCGATTGTTGCGCCAACGCCGAGACCAATCGACCATGGCCCCGGCCAGTTCGCCCGTGGAAGCGATCTACGCCAATCTGCGCAACGTGCCAGGCGTTGAATTCGTCCGGGTCTTGATCAACAACACGTTGCAGACAGACAGCCGAGGTATACCGCCTAAGGGCATCGCTGCAGTTGTGGTCGGCGGCCAGGATCAAGACGTCGCTAAAGTACTGCTGGAGCGCTCGCCGGCGCTGACCGAATGGTACGGAAACACCCTGTTCGTGGTGACAGACAACCTCGGCGATACCTACCCCATCCTGTGGGTGACACCTACCGAGGTGCCGATCCATGTTGAGGTGGATATCGAGTCGCTGGGTGACGGCCAACTGACGGACGACTACGAGGCTCGAATTGCCGATGCCGTCGTGATCTACACGCGTTTCGGAGCCCCTGGTCTGGGTATTCCTCCCGCATCAGGTTACGACCAGGACGGCATTGTTCCGGGCGAAAGCGTTGTCGCGCCGCGCCTGTACACGCCCATCAACAGCGTGCCCGGACATGCCCTGCGCGCCATACGCATCGGAACCAGTGCCAGCCCCTCCGGCAATGCGGACATTCCAATCAGCTGGGACGCTTGGGCGTCCTTCGACGCCTCGCGAATCAAGGTCAACCTGCTATGAGCCGTGCCGACTACCTGAAGGACTATGGTCGTGACCTGGCGGCGCAGGCCTGCGACCGTCAGCTCTACAGTTTGAAACGTTCAACCGTGCGGGCCGGTGTGCTGCAAGCCCAGATCGACCAGATCCAGGCGCTCTATGACACGCTCGTCGAGGTCTTGATTGGGCGCGACGTGCGCTGGGCCAAGGGCAAACAACTGGACGTGCTCGGGCGGATCGTTGGCCAGGGGAGGGAAGTCGTCAGCCGGACCGAGGCGCAATGGCTGCGGGCGGACGATGTCCTGGGCTCGCCAGACAACGCCCCTGTCTGGCTCGCCGGCGTGCCTTCCTTCGGCAACCGCCGCGCCGACGATGACGAATTCCGCCTGCGCATCCTCGGCAAGATCGCCAAGAACCACACCAAACACGGCTCCCTGCCCGAAATACTCTGGTTCGTGCGCCAAGCCTTCGGCATCGACTGCGGCCTCCAACGCATCGGCCCGCTGGAAGGTGTGCTACTGGTGCGCGACAACATACCGCGCTACCTGTTGCAGGAGCTGACGAGCGTGTTCAGCGATACCCGTGCCGATCATCAGTACCTGTTGCCGCTACCGGCGGGGGCCAGGTTAGTGGGTATTGTCCTGCGACCACCCAAGGGATTTGGCCCCGATATGGAAACCGGCGCGCCGGATGTTGGTGTGGTGACAGTGCTTATTCCGTTCTAGAAGTTCTGACAAACAATTCACAACCGCCGATGGCGGTTTTTTTTCGCCTGGAGTAAACCTACATGGCAAGTGTTGATCGCCCTCTATCACCTGGTGTTTTCGCGGCTGCCGCCCAAACAACGATCCCCGCCAATCCTGTACCGGGCGTTTCCTACCGTGACCCGGTGAATGGCACCTCCGCCATTGAACAAGGGTGGCCATTTCAACGGTTGGTGAATTCCGCCGAGTTTAATGAGGTCATGTATCGGATTACTGCGCTGCTGGAGCTGGTTAGCACCACCTCTGTCCTGGCCTGGAATGAAAAGATCGATTATCAAGGGCCGGGGGCCGCGCAGACACCCTCTGTCGTGGCTTCTACCGATGGCCATCTCTACGTTGCGTTGCAAGCCAGCGGACCGAATAGTGGTGGCCCGAGGGATCCGGCAACTGGCAATACGGCCTTTTGGGGCCAGTTTTCAGGATTAGCCGCCGGGGCTGACGTGGGAGATGTGAAGGCTGTGGCGACAGAGGAACCGCCTTTCGGTTGGCTCAAATGCGACGGCGCGGTGATTTCCAGAACACAATACCCCGCGTTGTTTGATGCAATCGGCATTCGGTATGGCGCGGGTAACGGCAGTACGACCTTTGGCCTGCCAGACCTGCGCGGTGAATTTGTCCGGGGTTGGGATGACGGGCGCGGGGTTGACGTTGACCGAGTGCTTGGCAGTAGCCAGGCCGGACAGAACGCTTCGCACAATCACGACGCTACGGCGGCTAACGACGGGGACCATTCACATACCGTGAGTGGTACGGCGGCGCCGGACGGTGCTCATACTCACGGGCTAAGTGCGTCGGCCACCTCAGCTGGAGGACATCAGCATCTAATCAGTGGCACCGCTGCCAGCGCCGGGGCCCACAGTCATTCATTACAGATAGGGTCCAATGACATTGCGGGCTCCAGGCCTCCTATCGTAGCCCCTGGCCAGAACCCCGTGGCGGTTGGCGGTGCTATTGGAGCTGATGGGGCGCACACGCATGCGGTTTCTGGTAGCACCACCTTAAATGGGGATCACTCGCACACGGTGACCGGCACTGCCGCATCCGGAGGAGCGCATGGTCATGCTGTTTCTGGCACCGCCGCGTCTGATGGAAACCACGCTCACGCTATCACCGTGGCAGATTCTGGTGGCAATGAATCTCGTCCAAGAAACGTAGCTCTGTTGTATGTGATCAAGCACTAACCCAAGAGCTTGCTTCGGATGTGAGAACGAACTACAGGTCCTTTCTGATGAGGGTCTTTCCACTGTTCTTAAAAGCTTGATAGAACTGTCGTCTCCAATTTGATCTCCAGAATTTTTCATCTGATCCGTAATGCTGAGGTTGCAGTTTCTCATTACGGTAACGGTAAGGTGATATATTGCTCGTTGCCATAGATTCAGGTTGATGCTGACAGATCAAAGGGAAAGCGCCATACGCTTTGAAATTTTTTGAGATAATCTGATCAATCGCTAGCCCAGCGAACGGTGTAAATTCCAGCAGTTTCTTACAGCCATCGTTAGATATGATGTAGGCGAAGGCGCCTTTCGTTCGATATCTTGCAATACCTCTATTCCAAGTCAGCCAAAGCTTGCCTAGTGTGGCCCCGAGATAGAAAATCTCGGGTTTTTTATGAAGGAGAAATTTGTTGATTTGAGGTATCTTTTTTGAGTGAAAGTTGTTTAGGGTTGCATCATCTTCAAGGATCAATACGTTTCTATAATTTCGCTCTAGAGCGATTTGAGCACATTTTATGTGTGATTCGAAACATCCTTGTTCTGGGTTGGTTTCATGAGGGGCTACCAATACAAACTCAATCGATAAGCCGCAATCCTTGAACTCTTTTAATATTAAGTCTCGGCGATCCTGTCGAGACTTAAGGCTTATACACAAAATGCCGTCGATTAATAATTGGCTCAAGTCCTTGGTTTTCATTTAAGTAACTCCCTGTGAAATGATCGCTTGAAATATAGGTTTTTGTTTGCCGCTGTCTGCGGGGCGATTCGCAGAGTTGTGTAGGAATATTCTGTTTCTTGTCTCGCGATAAATTGGAGGGACCTTATGCCTATCACTACAGCGCAGTTGCTGCGCATACTTCCGAACGCCGGCGCCAAAGCCGGCGTTTTTGCGCCTGCCCTCAACACAGCCATGGGCCGGTACCAGATTGTTGGCCGCCAGCGTGTGGCTGCCTTCATCGCCCAGGTCGGCCATGAGTCAGGTCAGTTGCGGTGGGTGCGTGAGCTATGGGGCCCAACGTCCGCCCAGAGTCGTTACGAAGGCCGGGCAGATCTCGGCAATACCCTACCGGGTGATGGGTTCAGGTTTCGTGGGCGGGGTCTGATTCAAGTCACTGGCCGCGCCAACTACGCCGAGTGTGGGGAGGCCCTGGGCCTGGATCTAATCAGCCGGCCTGAGCTGCTGGAGCTGCCAGAATGGGCCGCGAAGTCGGCGGCCTGGTTCTGGTCTACTCGCGGTTTGAACACCCTGGCGGACGCCGGTGCGTTCGACAAGATCACACGCAGGATCAATGGCGGTCAGAACGGCGCAGAAGAGCGCCGAGAGCTGTATGACCGGGCGCGGGATGTGTTGGCATGAACCCTGGCACGCTGAAGTTGCTGATCGTAGGCGTGGCCGTGGCGCTGATCCTGGTCATGAGGGCAACTTGGAAGGTCCAGGACTGGCGCTACGGGAAACAGCTGGCGGAGCAGGACGGCCAGCATCAGGCCAACTTGGCCGAGATCAGTAGGGCGGCCGCCTCCCAGATCCAGACGGAACTGGACAAGCGCCTGGCGCTCGAGCAGCAACTTTCCGCCAGCGAAAAAACCCACTATAAGGAACTGAGCAATGCCCTGCGTGATCAAAATCGTCTGCGCGATCGTCTTGCCACTGCTGATGTCCGGCTGTCAATCCTCCTTGCCGAGGATCCAGCCGGTTGCAACGCAGTGCCTCCCGCCCCCGGCGCCGTCGGCGTGGTTCATGGAAGAGCAAGAGCCCAACTTGACCCAGCGCATGCTCAACGAATTATCGCCATCACCGATGCCGGCGACCGGGGGTTGATCGCGCTGCGGGCGTGCCAGGCTTACGCTAAAGAAGTGGGCCGGCGATAGGTCTGATCAGCTCGGGGCCCTGGTTCCGCACATTGCCGACGGCCTTGTCGACCTTGAACCACTCGAAGGACTCGGCCGGCTCGCCCTGGTGCAGTACGATTTGCTCAGCCCGTTCCTTGGGCGTGGCCGGATCCAGCCATTCCCGGGCAAGCTCAGGCGTCAGCACCACGGGCCGTCGGTCGTGGATGTCTATCATGCCGCCCTGGCTGTCGGCGGTGATGATCACAAAGCCGTCGTGCTCACCCGGCTCCCGGTCACCGGTGGGGAATTGGCCGATGGCCGCGCAGAATATCGGGGCCTGGTCTCGCCGGCGGATCAGGTAGGGCTGCTTCTTGGGACCACCCTCATCGACCCACTCAAACCAGTTGTTGATCGGGGTTATGGCGCGGTTCGGCCAGATCGGGCGGTAGAACGGGCCGTGGGCCACTTTCTCTACCCGGGCATTGATTGGCGCAGCCCGGTCTTTGGCCCAGGCCGGCCGCCAGCCCCAGGGCACCATGTCAGCGTGCAGAACGTCGTCCTCCTGATGGAAGAGGGCGAGCTGCTGCGACGGCGCTCCGTTGCACCTCCCAAGCGGCATGTCTCCGGCGGAATTGACCAAGGCGTTGGGCATGCTCAAGGCCGCCACGAAGTCGTGGATGCCGGTGTATTGCGAGAGTCGTCCGCACATGACGCCTGTTCCCGTAGTTACCTTGGCTGGGTGCTCGTGAGTATGCTCTCTGGAAGCCTCTCACCCTCGTGAACCTTGAGCTGCCGGTACAGCTCGGCGACCAGCTGGTTATGTGCCATTTGATCGCCGTTCGATTTATTCATCAGTTCGACATATCGAAGGTGCTCGGAATTCCACGCCCATTTCGCCTTCTCCAGCTCAGCCCGAAGCCTGGTGCACTCCTTGGCCTCGGCTGCGTGCATTTCCACCAAACCAAAAATATCCTGGCGCGCCTTGCGTAACTGGGTGGTCAGTTCCTGCACCTCGTTCTCCAGCATTCGGCAGGATTGCCTGTACATCTCCAGAGGCGTGGGGCAGCCCAGCCAATCGCTGGTGTCTTCAATTTCAAACGGGTCCATGACCATCGCCTTGCTTAATACTGTTTGGATATACAGTAATCGAGGCGGTAGGATTCGAGCGATGGCGAGACGACGAGCTGTAGGATTTTGGGGGATGATCGGTCGGCAGGACGCCGAAGGTTGGATGGTTCATTTATGCTGGATCGGCATAATGGGAAAGCTTTGGTTAACGATTAAGCGCCCGGCTTGCGGGCCGGAGACGGGGTTAATTTCCGGTCCGCAATCGTTTCAAGGCATGCGGAAACATTGGTCTGGAAGGCAGTCTTTCAGATGTGGTTGCGGACCGGAAAACCCATTGCAGCCCTCGGCCTGACTGATTTCCCCTTAGGACTTAAAATCCCCCGCTCGTAAGGGCGTGCCGGTTCGATTCCGGCTTCGGGCACCATCTAAAATCAAGGGTTTGCGGGCGAAAGCTAATGCAAACCCTTGTTCGTTTCTGCTTCTGGAAATTGCTGCGGAAATGGAGTCCAAGCCTGCGGGTATTTTCAAGCGCAAGCCTCTACACTGGGTGTCGAGATCCTTTAACCATGGAGAGGTAACGAGTGAAAACAATCGCAACGATGAGTCTATTGGCCTTGATGAGCAGCAGCGCTGACGCCGGGGAGACAACCTCCGTTGATGGGAAGACGCTGGCCGTGAACTTTGGCGAGCCGACCGTCAAGCAGGTTCTGCACTATCGGAAAATGTACGATAAGAAGCCTTTTCCCGATGCGGAAATTTATTACTACAGCAACGGTTTGTACAAGATCATCTCTCAGGGAGAAAACCATTACGGTGTCTACGTCTTGCAGGGCCAACACACCGACGAGACATACACCGTGAAGTTCATCTCCCTGCCTTCCCCGGACTGGGGAAATAAAACGGCGTATCACCAGCTCACCTTTATTCGAGGTGATGCACAAAACGTATTTATCCAGAACGCAATTGTCGACACTGGCGAGGCGATAGCCCAGCAGAATGGGACCTATACGCAGGAAAAAAATACTGTGGTGAATCCGATCAGTACTGCCTGGCAGAAGAAGTGAGCCCGTTGTCCCCAGCGGTTTGAGGGCAGACTTTTGATCATCTAATTTTTATAAAACAATGGGTTGCATGATATTCCTCATGCAACCTGTTTGATGCTGACCGTCGGTGCCGGCGCCTTACAACCGCCGCCGAAACGCCTCGAGAATGTCCCGCGTCCCCTTTTTCATTTGCAGTTGGGCAATGGCGTCCAGCGGGTGCCAGAGGCAATCGCTGATTTCATTCTGTGGCTTGGCCGCCGTCGAGTCGCTGACCG